AAAGATACGTTTCCAAACTATCCACCTTAATAAGTGGACTTGTGACAGATCATTATGAACATTTTTGTTACCAATCCCGACCCACATGTATCAGCAAAAGTATTGCCTGACAAGCATGTAGTTAAGATGCCACTAGAGACATGTCAGATGCTCTCTATTGTATTTTCACACTGGTATTATGACTGGGGTGATGATTTAGTTAAGAAGAAGGATGGGACTCCTTACAAGACCTCTAAGGGTGCATTCAGGAACCATCCTTGCACCCAATGGGCAGCAGCAAGTATATTCAATACTGCATGGCTAATTCAGCATGGGTGTGCCTTGACTTCTGAGTACAGTCACAGATATAATAAAGTACATGGATGTGCTGATGCACTGTTTGAAGCAAAGAAAACATTTCACAAATTCGCAGGTGAGGTTATTACGTGTTACTGTATGGTAGAATCATTTACTCGTGCAATGCCAGATGAGTATAAACATGACACAAGCATTGACACTTTTACTGCTTACAAAAATTACATTAGGAGCAAACCTTGGGTTGCATCTAATTATTTACGTGACGAGTCCAGAAAACCAGATTGGATCTAAATTATGAGAGATGAATTTTTGTGGGTTGAGAAGTATCGACCTCAAAAGATTGAAGATTGTATTTTACCAGAACAGACTAAGAAAACCTTCTTAGAATTTCTAAATAAGGGTGAAGTGCCTAACCTACTTCTTGCTGGTCCAGCAGGATGTGGTAAGACTACAGTTGCTAAAGCACTTTGTAAGCAATTGGGTGTAGATTCTTATGTCATTAACGGATCGGATGAAGGCAGGTTTCTTGACACTGTTAGGAATAATGCGAAGAACTTTGCGTCCACGGTCTCTTTATCGTCTGAGGCAAAGCATAAAGTCATCATCATCGATGAAGCAGACAATACCACTCCCGACGTACAACTCCTTCTTAGAGCGAGTATTGAGGAGTTCTCCAACAACTGCAGATTCATTTTCACTTGCAACTACAAAAATAAAATCATTGAACCCCTCCATTCGAGATGTGCTGTGGTGGAGTTTGGTATTCAGGGTAAACTTAAACAAGAAATTGCAGCAAAATTCTTCGGAAGATTAGTATCTATTTTAGAGCAAGAAAGAATAGAGGCAGATAAGAAAGTCTTAGCAGAATTAATTAATAAACATTTCCCCGATTGGAGAAGGGTTCTCAATGAGTGTCAACGATACTCTGTAGGAGGTAAAATAGATAGTGGTATTCTTGCACATTTTAGTGACGTAAAAGTAAATGATCTCGTTAAAAATCTCAAGGAGAAGAACTTTCCGCAAGTACGTAAATGGTGTGTCGATAACTTGGACAATGATCCTGCTGTTTTATTGCGTAGGATTTACGATTCTCTTTCAGGTTCCTTGGTTTCTTCCTCCATCCCTGCTGCTGTTCTCATACTTGCTAAGTATCAGTACCAAATCGCTTTTGTTGCGGATCAAGAAATAAACCTATTAGCATGTTTAACAGAAATTATGGTGGAGTGTGAATTTAAATGAGACTAACACAAGAAGTAATTGACAAAATCCAATTAGCAATGACTCATACCAAAATGAATGGTGAAACCAACTGGAAAGATGGTGATGAGATTGATGTGTGTCTTGGTGGCACATTTGCAGGAGATAAGTTTATCTCTATCATAAACAGAACACGTAGCAACACTACTAAGCAATGAGATTTAAAGCCCTAGTTTTTGTCAGGTTGAGAGGATCCGTATCGGATGCTGCTGGTAATGCAGTGATGAATAATGTTGGTAGAATTGCACCAAAACTTCAACCACATTTGTTGAGGATTGGTAAGGCAATAGATTTCTGGTTTGATGCAGAGACCGAAGAGATAGCAAGAGAGCAGATGGATCTTCTTTCTGATAGGATGCTTGCTAATACTGTGATAGAAGATTGGAGTTATGACTTAGAAGAAACTGAAGAGACTGGAATAGGAAATATATCAAATGATAATGCAGGTACATCCAAGCATAGTATATTTGATGCATAATGAATTTAGAAGATTGCTTTTTTATTGCCCTCATTTATCTTGATGAATTTATAAAGAGAACTCTAATGGGACTATATTACACTTGGCAAAAATTTGACCACTGGAACTTTAATCGCAAATTACCAAAATGACTGAAAATTATAAAGTAGTTGCATCTACTCAAACTCGTGATCCTTATCCTGTTTATAAGTATTTTGAGGATCCTGAAAAATGGGTTGGTAACGGAACTGTTGTAGTTACTTGCAAAGATGGAGCAGTTGATGTTAAAATAATGGAAATGGATAATAATAAGATTCATCATTTGCGTGTCTATTCTGATGATGGTCCTGTTAAATCTATAATTACTGAACAATTTGATCATCTAACATGAAAACAATTAATAAAGATACAAGAAAAGTAAGAGCACAAGTTAAATCTAGGTGGTATTACTTCTTTTGGGGAACTGCAACCGTAGCAGTTGTCGCTGGTCAGATATATGTAGGAACTGGATATCGTTTAATGTCAGGTGCTTTTCATAGAATTATGGATAGTATTGCAGTAGAATTTTATAATGATCGATATCCAATTATAAGATGACTGAAGAAGAATTAGAAAAGGAAAGATGGATTGATGATGACTATGCAGTTGTTAGTCAGTATTATACTGCAAGGAGAATGTATCCTACTATGCCTTTCTATCTTCAAGATGAAAATGGAGAAACATTTGTATTTGGATTGGACTTAATCTATCAATACATTGGAAATATAAACCACTATCCTGATTGGTAATGAAATCTTTGAAAACCCCTTTACGTTATCCTGGTGGCAAGTCTCGTGCTTGTACCAAGATGGATCCGTATTTTCCTGATCTACGTAACTACACTGAGTTTAGGGAACCATTCCTTGGTGGAGGAAGTGTAGCAATTCATATAAGTAAGAAATATCCTCATCTTAAGATTACAGTCAATGATCTATACGAACCATTAATAAATTTCTGGGTTCAGTTACAGACCTTTGGTGATGAATTAACAGAGAAGATAAAGGAATATAAGTCAAACCATCCAGAACCAGTATCTGCTAAAGAACTTTTTCTTAACTCAAAGAAAGTTGTTAATGATAAAAGTATTGATGACTTAGAACGTGCGGCAGCATTTTACATAGTAAACAAATGTTCTTTTAGTGGGTTAACTGAGAGTTCATCGTTTTCTCAACAAGCATCTAATTCCAACTTCTCTATGAGGGGAATTGAGAAACTACCTGGTTATTCTGAGATCATTTCTCATTGGCATATTAATCAGTATTCTTATGAGTATTTGATGAGAGAGAATGTTCATGATGGTATATTCATGTATCTAGATCCTCCTTATGATATTAAGGATAATCTTTATGGTAAGAAAGGTGAGATGCATAAACATTTTGATCATGATAAATTTGCTGAAGATTGTGACAAATCTAAAATAAATATGATGGTGAGTTATAATTCAGATCAATTAATTAAAGAAAGATTTAAGAATTGGGATGCTACTGAGTTTGATTTAACATATACAATGAGATCTGTTGGGGAATATATGAGAGATCAGAAGCAAAGAAAGGAATTGATCTTGATGAATTATGGACCTAAGATTAAGTTAAACTTTGATGGTTGTTATAACTATGATAAGTTAAAGAAAGAAGGACTAACAGCATGAATATAGTTTTCTATTCTTATAAGAAAAGTATTCATGCTCATATAAACGATCATGAACTAAAACGTCTTGATCATAGTATCCGTTCACTTAGAGATTTTAATAATGAAATACCTGTTTACCTTTTTTGTGATGACCCTGCTTTTATTCCCCCTTATTTCCGTCTTAACTACAATGTAAATGTCTTACCATTTGTTGATGGGTTTGATCATAATATGCTTAGTGCATGGTCAATCCATAGATGGTATAACTTAAAATATTTTGAGGATCAATCTTCTAATATTTTGTACTTGGATTCTGATACTATTTTCTATGATGATGTTCAATATATTTTTGATACTTATTCTAGATATGATGTCTATGGTAGAGAAGAATTTGGATTTAGACATGATCCAAACACAGGTGGTGGTAAAGGTATAAGAGAAAAATTGACAAGAGTAGATCAAGCAATTTCTGCTCTTGGTGGTAAGGAATCTGTTTATAAGTATTGTTGTGGTGTGATCTTGCTTAATAACAATATCCATACTAAGATTATTAATAAGTTGGATGAACTAACTGAGTTGATGAACATCTTTAAGAATGGTGCTCAACTTATGCCTATTCCAAATTCACGTATTGTTGATCAATATGCAGTTTGGATTATTCTTAGTCGTCTTTCTTCTACAGGTGGTATGTTTGGTATACAGGATGTTACTATGGGATATATTGAGGAGAAACATCAAGAGTTCTTTAATCCTGTTATATTACATTACACCACTAAAGGTGAACAGGAGTTTGCTGAATCAGATCCCAAGTATAATAATCTCCTTAGAGATGTTGATGGATTATCAGAGGATATAGATCCTTATCATGTATTATGACAGAACTGAAAGATTGGTTAAATTCTATTAACTTTAATAAGAACAATCTTATTGAGGAAGATCCTTCTGTCATTAAGGATTATCCTCCCTATATTATTAATCGTTGTTTATCAGGACATCTTGATTGTATAATGTTTACTAATGAGATGAATAAGTATTCATCCTTAGATAAAGACATGCAATATATTTTTTATCTAAATACACTTAGGAAAAAGAAGAGATTTTCTCCCTGGCTCCGTAAGGATAAAGTCACGGATCTCCAATGTGTGAAACAGTACTATGGTTATAGTAATGAGAAAGCGTCTCAAGCACTGAAAATTTTATCACCCCAACAATTGGATTACATTAAACAAAGACTTGACACTGGAGGAATGAAATGACTACTTCTACGAAGGAGCCTGAAGTAAGTTGGTCGCAAGATCAAATGGTAGAAGTGCTTCTTAATGAACCTGATGATTTTTTAAAAGTCCGTGAGACTTTAACAAGAATTGGTGTAGCATCAAGAAAAGAAAAGAAATTATATCAGAGTTGCCATATCTTACATAAACAAGGAAGATATTTTATAGTTCATTTTAAAGAACTGTTTGCTCTTGATGGCAAACATGCTAACCTTACTGCTAACGATGTTCAACGTCGTAATCGTATTACGCAACTTCTTTCTGATTGGGGTTTAATATCAGTAGTGAAAGCAGAATCTGTTACAGATATTGCTCCTCTTAATCAAATTAAAGTTCTTTCTTATAAGGATAAGGGAGACTGGATTTTGGAACAGAAGTATAACATTGGGAAGAAAGGAAAAACTTCCGATGCAGATTGAGACTCGTATTGAGAACTTAGATAAAGAAGTTTTTTTTATTTTGAGCACTGCTCGTTGTAGGAGTAGTTGGTTTGGAAACTTTTTTACATATAAGGATAGTTTTTGTTATAATGAAGAATCTCGTTACATTACAAACTGGGATGAACTAGTAGATCGAATTGAAAGTAGACCAGAAAAGTATGTTGGGTTTGAGGATCCAGAACTTTTGCATTATATAGAAACTCTTTATGGATTATTTCCTAAAGCTAAGTATGTTCTTTTAGAAAGAAATAGAAAGGACTCGGAAAGTTCTTTTATGAAAATGTTTCAGGTTGATGAGGAATATACTAGAAGAAAGTTTAATAGGTGGTACATGGACATTCAAAAGTTTAAATGTATAATCCCCGAATATGAGATTATAGATTTTATTGGAATGGATTCTATGGGATCAATGAAAAGGATTTGGGATTATATTCTACCCGATTGTTCATTTGATATTGATAGATGGAATCTATTGACAGAGTTGCCCATATCACATACAATGAGTAAACGTAGGCATATTGAGAATTGTTTAGGACCATTTGCCGATTTAGATAGAATGGATAGGATAGTTTAATGACGGTTAACACTATATTATTAATACTTTTGGTGATTGTTAATTACACAAATTTCTATCTTACTCATCTTCATGGAAGGAAACCGAAGAGATTGAGACGGCAATCATCACCCAGTTTTTTGAGGGATCGTGTATAATTAGTAGTGTCGCCGTAAGGGACACAAACTAAACACTCGCTTAAAAAGGAGCTACTATCATGGGTACACTATCAAGGTATCACGCTGAAAATCTTCCAGCATTATTGGATAAGATTAGTAAGAACAGCATTGGAATGGACGATTATTTAAATCGTTTCTGGGATCTCGAAACTTCTTCCAACTATCCCCCTTATAATATTGTACAAGTAAATAATGTCGAATCGAAATTGGAGATCGCCCTTGCGGGGTTCTCGAAAGATGACGTATCAGTCTATACGGAGTTTGGAAAACTATATGTGGAAGGCAGAAAAGAAGAATCGAAAGAGATGGGAGAATATGTCCATAAAGGACTTGCCCAACGGAACTTCTCTAGGGTCTGGACACTCTCAGATGATACCGAAATACGAGATGTACGATTCACTGACGGACTATTGGTTGTAGAACTAGGTAAAATAGTTCCTGAACATCATGCTCGCAAAGATTACTTAGGAGGTGAGTCATGAAACTCACTACACCTTTTAGCATTATTAAAAATGCCCTTAGTGATCTCAAAAGAGTTCCTAAAGAGAAAAAGAAAAAGGTGAAGTCATAAATAAAATTGAGTTCGAGATGGATCAGCACCCTTTACAGGGTGCTTTTTTCTTGCTATAATATATGGAGGTAGTAATCTATTATGACTATTAAGTTAGTACTGCTTAAATCAGGAGAAGACATCATTGCAGATGTCACTGAGATGGCAGTAGGTGAGGAGGAAGAGAAGAGTATTGTTGGGTATTTTTTGGATAGACCATGTGTTATCCGAATGAGAGATCCAAATCTTCTTGAGGAGAATGGGTCTAAAAAACAATCTGGATTTCAGGTTTCTCTTTTCCCGTGGATTCCCCTTTCTAAGGATACTAGAATTCCTGTTCCTGCTGATTGGTTGATAACCATGGTGGAACCAGCATATAAATTAAAAGAAATGTACATCGAGGACATTGTAAAAAATGGAAATCAAAGTGATAGCACTGACAACGACACAGCAAGTACTGATAAGTCAGATTGATGAAGTCCCTGCAGCAGTTCCTGGTGAACCAGATTGTCAATTAACTAATCCTTTTTGGGTTAATCCTTTGGAAGGAAAGATAACTCTTGAACCATTTTTAAATGGTGTTACAAAGGAGGATGCATTTATGATTAGTTCTGATAAAATATTAACGTTGGCAGATCCTACTCCAACCCTACTCGAAAAATACGAAGATCTTATTAAAGAATGAATGATACAAACTATTTTTC